TTTAACGTTCTCTGTGTTTTCTTTAAAAACTTTGAACCAGTCTGTGCTTTGAGGCTTGTTAGCAGATACTAATACTATACTTTCGTTGATAATTCCTTTCTCAGTAAGAGAGTGAATAACTTGATCGAACGTTTGAACGTTAGTGATGTACTGAGGGAATTGAGCTTTAACTTCTTTTAAGAAGATTTCTTTATTGCCTTTACCTTCTTTAATAAGATTGTATTGATTTTGTAGGCTTTTCATATGTTATAAATAGGTATTGTTTATTTCCAAAGATCTTTATACTCCATACCCTTGGCTGCTTTACGTACTTTATTCTTATTGACAAGCTTCCAGCCCATCTTTAAATAATAATTACGGGAAGTACCTTGAGCTTTTTTATTTGGGTTGAAAGCATATGGGGTATTATACGCACCAGCTGCTCCGGAGGATGACATCTCTTTGAGCTGTTTCTTAAGCTCGTCTTTTAGCTGCTGTCTTGTTGCCATTATAGTTCATTAACAAGTTCGTAGTATTGTAACAAGTTAATGATAGCATCGTTGGTAACTTTTTCAGTCTTCTCTAAAGGTTTTACATACTTAAGAACTTCTGTAATTTTAATCTTAAGTACTTCGTCTTTAATCTTAGAAGTTTTTTGTTCTAATAAACCCTGTACTTCAACGATTCTAGTATTGTAATACTCCTTTAACTTGTCTGTGTTATCTACTGAGGTGATTACCTCTCTTAAAACCTCTTTTTGTTTCACTGTTAAGTGATCGTACTTCTCATTAAATTTATCAAGAAGCATTTTGTATGTTAAGATTCTTAAATCTTTTCCATACCCTTTATATTCTTCCATTAGTTCATCAGCTTGAACTAAGGTTGCTGTTTTAGTTAAGTGCTCTAGGATTGTAATTTTATTGTTAATTACAGTCTCAGGAACTACTTTATCTGATGATTGATTCTCAATCAGGTTATTTAAAGCAGCGAATACTTTGTAGTTAGTTACTTTAGCTTTAAAGAATTTTTCTACGTTGTAACTATCTTTAATTTCTCTAACTAGGTTGTACTTCTGCTTTCTAATTTCTGATCTTTTTAACTTAGTAGATGTCTCTACTAAAGTGTTAATAACCATCTCAGCTTTAGCTTCACTTAGATTCTTATAAGCAGTCACCTGCTCGTAGAGTCTATATTCTTTCCCTAATTCAGTGTTAACGAAATATTTTTTAAGAATATTGATAGCAGCAGAATTCTTACCCTCTAACGTATCGGAGGTGATCTGCCTTACCAGAAGTTCAAAAAGAAGTCCCGTATTTTTAAATTTTGAATGTTTTATTGACATCTATCGATGGTTTTATAATAAATATATGTTAATTGTTTATTCCCTAATTTGGCTTTCGTCTAATAGTCCATTTGCTTTTCTTTCTGATTCGAAAATCATCTTTTTAGGAGCTAGACTATCAAGAATTTTCTTATGCTTTGTAAATTCTTTCTTAGTATTCTCTAATGCAAATGGTGAAGTATTGTCTCTACCGTAACCCTGCTGGTCATCAGCCTTCATTCCTTTTCTACCTAATCTATCTAATCCTAGAGGATCGTTAGCGGTGTTAATATTAGAAGCTTTTTCTTCCGGACGGCCCATCAAAGGCTGGTCTCTATTATATCCATCAGGTACTGAACCTGGTCTATCATAGACTCTACCTTTACCATATGAGGTTGCAATGTCGTGAGGAGTACCGTAAGTTTCTCCAGTCTCTAAAGGATCATTTCCTTCGTTTTCAATCTGAGACATTCTAAATTTACGCTTAGCATCTTGAAGAACTAATTCTCTCATTTCATCGTATTGATCTGTGGTTAAGTGGAAGATGTTGTCGTAAATCCAATCAGAAGAAATCAATTGAGAGTCCATCATTGTTTGAGCTAATTCCATTTTCTCTTTCAATAACATAATTCTTTCCTGATCATAAATGATAGAAGGAGTTGTTAGAGATAATTCGAAATTAGTTAATGATTCGTCTCTATAGCCTTGAATGTATAAATGCACGAATGCAATTTTATAAAGCTCAGAAACCATGATTCTCTGCAGTTTCTCTACTGTTCTACCAAAGCGAATATCCTCTGCAGCAAGAGTAGCTTTACCTTGTAGTTTTTCATCATACCCTAAGAATGCTTTTGGAATTCTTAAAGCAGCAAATAGCTTATCTCTTAAGTAATTTACGTCTGTGATACCGTCGTACTGTAAGCCTCCTAAAGTATCAATCTTAGTTGCAGTATCATTACCTCTAACTGGAACGTAGAAATCTTCCATTAAGTTCTGCATGTTGTACTTTAAGTTATATTCACCTGTTTGCTGGTCAATATAAGGAGTACGCTTCATTTTAGAGATAGCTTTCTGCATGAAGTTTTCTACCTCTGCAGGAGGAATACCACCTACGTTCATATAGAAAATTCTCTTCTCAGGAGCCCTTACAATTCTATGAATTAACATAGCATCTTCCATTAATGTATACTGCTTAAATAATTTACGGGCAGGTTCAATATAGGAACGGCCGTAAGGTAAGAAGTTAACATCTGTTAATAAACGGAAGTGAGCTACTTCATAGTTATCAAAGTAAATTGACTTAGCATCATGCTGGTTTGGTGTCTTAAAGTAACCATAAGTATCAGCAGCTAATCCATCAGGATCATATCTAAATCTAACCGAGGTTGGATTTTCTGGATCGTAATGTTCTTGTCTTTCAATGTTAAATGCAGCGAAAGGAATTACGTTATAAACGCCGTACTTTTCTGAAGCTTCTAATTTTAAGAAGAAGTCTCCGTACTTACACATATTCCTAATCCACCAGCTTAAATTAAACTCAATATTTAATACGTCGTAGTAAAGGTTGTAAAGGATCTTTTGGATATTCTCATCATTTGATCTGATGTGAAGAACTTCTCCCATATCATTCTTAAGGGTTGATTCTTCTGAGAGAATATCAAGGGCAGAAGCAATGATTGCGTCAGTATCCATTGCATCATACTCCGAGTATAATTGGGTCCTAAGTGTTTGGTAGTTAAAAGATGATTGATATCCGTAAAGTGATGTAGGGGAGGTGGTGTAGATTCTATTGTATCTAGCCATTAGAGAGTTATTCTCTAACTCTCCCGACATTTGAATTTGGTTTGTATCAGCTACCTTTAACTGATTGCCACCGACGTTCCGGATAATAACATCTGTAGAAAATAATCTACGTAATCTCGAAAATATACTGGTATCAGCCATTGTTTAATAGTAATATAGGTATAAATAGTTAGTAAAGCCAGCTTATATCTTCTTTTCCTCCTTTACCGTTGTCGATTTCGTAAGGGTTAGCTACGTGGGAAGGTAAGTAAACACCCTGGTATGAAGGTTTTGTCACTGTAATGTTGTTTAAAGCATTGCGGGTAAGGTCTAATCCCTGCTGACGGAACTTCAAAGCAGTGTCTCTAATGTACATCGCTGTACCGAAAGCCATTACTAAGTCATCATTATACCCACCTTGAGCTTCTGCTCTACCGTTCTTCCATACAAACACCTTCATCTCCTCGATTAAGCGCTTGGAATGAATAGTAACTGCTTTTTCATTAACATATTCTTGGAATTTACCGATAACTAACGGTCTAGTTCTAGCATTCATAGAGAATCCAGCTACCATATTTGAGTTATGGTCGTACTGATCAAAGTAAGAATCGGCAGTCATGTTACCTCCTTTGGGAGAATAGTAGAGATTATCGTACCCTCTTTCAATAACTGTCTGGATAGTTGACCATCCAATAGAAGCATTCTCAATTACTAGCAAGGCTTGGTTGTATTCTGTTGCAATACCTACTAGTAAATGACCGAATTCCTTAGTTCCTAATTGTCCTTTATACTCACCTACTTGAGTATTGTTCTCAATGTCTATTACATGGAAGGTTGAATAGTCTTTTCCGTCACCTCTAGCTACGTCAGCTACTACCATGTAGCTTCTTGAGTAGTCAACAGGTTCCCAAATCCATAAATTCATGTCTGCACCACGTTTTTCCATCGGTTCAGTCATGTAGGTCTGCTGATAGAACTCTAAATACTCTCCGTAGAATACGGTATCTCCAGAAGTAGCGAAGTCACAGTCACATTCCTGTGCTGCAAGTCGTGGATCTCCTAGTAAATTATCTTGAGCATCTCTCCAGGTCTGATCTCTTTCAGGGTGTACGAACCAAGGTAGCTTAATCGGTAAGAATTCATTCTCTTTTGCTTCAGCTCTAACCCAGGTTTGGTGAAACCAGTTACCAGTTCCGTAGGGAGTTGATAGTACAATCGCACCACCACCCGTTGCTAAGGTCTGTTGAGCTGATGCCCATGTTTCTGCAATGTTATCAATGAAGGCCGCCTCGTCAATCAGTAGTAGAGATACAGCTTCTGAACGAGCAGCAT